AAAATAAGGAGTTGTACCATTAATCTCAAAATACATTCCATTATCGGCACCAAAATATCCAATTCTTTGTCTTAGATTTTCTTTTGGTGCGGCAGGAACAAAAGTATTCAACACAAGCAAAGATTTTCCTGGTTGATATGAGAATGTCTTAGTAGTTTCTCTAATTACTGAACAACCAGCAGTAGTTCCAATACCAATATTGACTAATCCTTGAGTTGTTACAAATCCAACCGTAGAACCAGTGCCTACAATCAAACTCTCCCAAAGATTATTATCTCTATATCTGTGAGAACTATCAAATAGTGTAAGTGGTTGAGATATTCTAGTTCTCCCAAAAGCATCAGGATTTACACTTACTGGAAATCTATTGAGATTATCAACAACATTTCCATCCCTTGTTGCTATCAAAGGAACTTCAAAAAGTGTTCTTTCTTGATTTAGAAAGTCTTGTGTATTTTTATTCCACTGTGCCATTAATCACTCCACGATAATCTTTCTGGTTGATATCTCTGTGCGTTTTTGATTCTTGAAGTATTTACCTGACCAGGATAAATCTGATGAACAATTGCTCCAGGATATTCATCTTGAATTTGTTCTGCAAGTTCGTTCTTAGAAAGCATCTTGCCTTCTACTTCTAAACGGTAAAGTTTACCTTCCCACATAACATCAGCAAAGAAAGACTCTTGTGCAGGTTCTGGTTGAGAACCCCCTACGTTGAGGGTTCCATTGAAGTCACCATTGATGGTGATACTTTCTGAGAGAAATTGTTGAAAACTTTTCATTGATCAGCACTTCCAGCGACGACGGGCTTTGCAAACGGGTTTGTCTGGGGTCTTGGAGCAATCAATGTTATGCATATCTTGTTGACCCTTAGATCTTGCACAGAAAGACTTTCTGCGTTTGGCATCTTTACTTCCTGGTTTTGGATCACCAGTTACGGCAGTCTTCAACTTAGAACCAGGATTCTCACGACGATATGCCTTAACTGCTGCAGGACTCATACCATCAGTCTTATCGGATTTATTGACCTTTTGCCAATCCTCATCAAGTTCTACTCTCCAATCAGAAAACTCTTCTTTTTTAACTTTTACTTTTTTAGAATCTCCAGTTCTAAACTTACCAAATGGAGTTGGAAGTTGTTCTCCATATTCTCCAGTTTTCTTTTCAACTTTGTCATTGGGATCTACATCACCATCAACATCATAATCAATTCTTGTTGATGCTTTTTTTGAAAGTTTCTTGAGATTACCTCCACCAATTTTTGATTCTAAATCAGATTTTGTTGGTGTGTGCTTTGCCTCATTAATTTCATTTTCCTCTTTCTTCACACAGTTATTATAGGTCTTACCAAACATTTTTTTAGTTCCCTTTTTCTCATATCCCTTCCAACACTTTTGACCTTCATCAATCTGTTCACCTTTTAGTGGTTCTGGTTTGATAAGATCAACAAACTCATATTCAGTTGCCTTGAAATCTTCTCTCCAGTTTGAGAAATCGTAACTCTCGGACTTATTTCCCCAGTTATCAGCACCAACCTTACGGCACTTCACAAGTGCTCCAGAGGCATATGCAGAAGGCCAAACGGAATAACGTGACTTTACTTTATGATAACAGGCATCCTTTTTACCACTACCTTTACCTGGTTTGTCTTTTGCCTCTGTTACTTCTACTTCTTCTTTCTTCATTTTTTTCTTTGGGTCTGTAGAAACGTAAGTTGGTTTTGCAGCACCAGATTTTTGTTGCTGTCCCGGATCTGCTGCCTTTTTTCTTCTTTGAGCAGAAAGTCTCTCTGCCTTACTCATACTTGCTCTTTTTGCTGAAGAAACGCACTTTGGTGTTCCTTCACCAGGTTCATCACTTGCACAGGTTCCACCTGTAACAACATTAACCCAACCACTTTTGCCATCTTTTGACTTGGATTTACCAAACCAATCACGAAGTCCCTCTTCTTTGACAGTCTCTTCGTTGGTTACATAATCTGCTGCGGTATCAATATAATCTGCTGCTTTGGTAATTTTTGATTGAACCCATGCTTGCAGATTACCCTCACCTTTTTTACCCATCTTCTTTTGAAGACGTTTGGCAGCATTAGTAACGGTTTTCAATTCAGATCTTGCCATAGAGTATTCGTGATCTTTCTTTTCTTCACTCATCTTCTTTCTTCCTTGACAATGTGCTCTCTGAGAAAATCCTTTTGGGTTATTGCAATCGATAGACCTTTTATACTTTTGACTCCAACCTTCGGAGACGCCTCCACCATCAGAACTCCCATTAGAGTTCCCATTCCCATTTCCATTCGAGTGATTTCCATTCTTCTTTGTATCTTCTTGTTCCTCTCCGTTTTCTTTGCGGAGCCAACCACCAAGACCCACACGATATCCTGTTGGGATTCGTTTACACTTTTTATCTTTATAACAATAATAGTGTCCTTGCTTACACCTTTTCATTTTTAGTGTTTGAGTCATTACTATTTAGAAAACCTTGTTTCAGCATTTTTTGAAGTTCTGAAGTTGACCCAACAAAGACTGCATTATTAGTCACATTACCAATCGTTTTCTTTGAATCCTCTTCCACATCTTTGAGTTTCTTTTGTAAGTCAATCAACTTATCAGTGGTATCCGCAACACTCTTAATCAACTGTCCAGCGACCTCATATGCCCTTGGACTGCCTCCTTCACCTGCTACCTCCATAATACCGTTAATTGCCTCTTGACCCTTCTCTATGAGGGAATAGAGATTAGCACGACTATATTCATAGTCTTTCTCAATATCAACTTCTTTAGATTTTACAATCTCTGGTTTTTTCTTAACAGGTTCTACCTCAACAATCTCACTCGTTGTATTGAGTGCTTCATCGATGGAATCATAATTATTACTCATAACAATCAAATATCCTCTTGTCTAGTTGGACTATACTCTTTAGAATCTGGTAAGAAATTCCAATTCTCAGTGAATCCAAAATCATCACCTGGTTCTGCACTGATTGGATCTGGAACAACAGTATATCTCATTTCACGTCTTGCAGTTTGAGTATTTGTATCACTGTAAAGATCTGCCTGAACCTTACGAATAAGTCCATCAGAAGAGTCTGCAATAGGACCGAAGAGATAAGTCTTTGCAGTAAATCTTAAAGTATAAATGAGTGCTCTTCTGGTCTCAAAAGAACCTTCATAATCATCCTGAAAATCAATACTATCAAGTATAATAGGAATATCTCTTTTCTCTCCGATTGACTCAACTAAGTCAACAGTTAAGTTAAATGATGGTTGAAAGAATGGAAGTATTTGTTCGATGATCTGAAGGGCATCATCATTCAACTTACTAAAGATATTAAGTTCAAACTCAATATTGTAAGGAACCGGCATGAATACTTTTTTAGTTTTATTGTCGGTAGTATCGTTTGCCTTAAATGTTTGAGTTACTCCTGTTTTTCTAGTAGGATCATATTGAATCCTAGTCATCTCAAATGACATTCTTGGAAGAGTAATTGCAATTGATTTTGATAACTGCTCTTGCTCTTGAATCTTTGTCAAGAATTTTTGCATTGGTCCATATGAAAGACCAACCTTAGTCTCATCCAAAACACTACCATCACTTTTAGTGTGTCGAATTGAAATGTTGTTAAATAAAGTTCCAAAACTAATAATAGTTTTTCTTATTATCTCGTGATAAAAATAGGTTCCTAACATTAATAATTACCAAATGGATTTGACTCTGTAAAATCTAGTATGCCGTCTGCTTCTGTTTCGATTTCTTCATTAACATCATATGGGTTGTCATAACTCTCATCATCATATTGCGAAACAACATATCTGGCGGAAGAAATTGATCCGACGATTACTTCACCTACACCAAACTTACCAGTATTTAGTGATACTCTAACATTGGTGACAGGAGGATTTCCTGGGAATGGAGATACCGTAGTTCTAAAGTCTCTAACTCTTGCTGTCGCTCCAGAAGTCTCTCCGGTAATAATTTCATTATAAATGAAGGTTCCAACACCAATCGTAGAGAATCCTGCAATAGAAACCGTTGGTGCTTCTGTATACCCAATACCCGGATTAAGAATTCTGACTGAATCGATTTCAGTATCTTTATTAATCCTAGCAATAGCTGTTGCAGTTACTCCAGTTCCAGGTCCGCTAATAGTTATCACAGGTGCAGATGCATATCCTACTCCCCCATCACTAATAGTAATGCCACTTACACTAAACTGTGTTCCACCAATTGAACAAGTGGCAGCGGCACCAGATCCACCGCCACCAGAAAATGTGATTGTTGGTGGAGTCAAATATCCACTACCAGCATTTATAATTTCCAATCTCAATACAGATTGTACATTTCCTATACTCGTTGTTATTGCAACCGCAGTTGCAGAATTTATTCCAACATCTGGTCTAGAGAATATTACAGTTGGTGCTGTTTGATATCCAGATCCATCATTATTCAAGAATATTTCACTAACTGCACCTGAGGAAATTCCTGCAGTTATTGTTGCCGTTCTTGCAGTTCCAACAACAGTCAGAGAAGTAATGTATCCTTCATCTTCTACAGTATTATCGACTTCTTCAATTGCAGTATCAATAAGTTCGTTTTCATACTCGTAAAGTTCACAACTTAGTTCGTAAGTATAACTTGATCCTAGTTGATAAAATGGTTTTTCGTGTTCAACTCTTTTAATTTCAAATAACCTCTCACCAAGAGGAAAATAAATTAAATCACCTTCCTTTGGTCTTGTAATTAAATCTGCAAAATCATATTCGGTAATTCTTCCTTCTCTAATACCCGAAGAAATACCTTCCAGAAACGGTGCAATAAATTCTTCATATCTTTCTCTGGATATTGTCAAACTTATTTCATTTTTTAATCTAAGACCAAACTTGGTCATAATATCACTATCAGGAGCATATCCATCATAATTATTGATATACGCCTCAATCGCAAAAACATCATCAAATTTTGATGATTGTATTTCTCTTATGATATTATCAGTTTTAAAAATTTTTCTGGGCAAATAATAAACTTCTATTCCATATATTTTTAGTTGCTCATTGATTAAATCTTGAACAAGAAATTGTTCATTTGTCGATCCTTGCAGAAAAAATGGATTTAATGTCATTTTTATTATCCAATCATATCCATAGGTGGCAGTTCATAATCGGATGACATTCTTTGCTTTATCTCATCCAATTCTCTTTGTCCGTCTTCATATATAGCTCTGCCATTTAGTTCGACACCACCTGGAAGTTTTACTCCCTGAAACTTAATCAGATTCATACCCCATTGTTTTTTTATTGCCGCAGTTAAGTATTTTTTGACAAAACTATCATTATATACTTTTGAGAAGTTTGCGGGATCCATTGCCCTGTAGCATTCTATAACGAGAAAAGTATTTGCCTCTTGTGCTCCCCAGTCAATATCAAGATACAGTCTATTTTGCCTTTGATTGAATCTAATCTGCTTGTCTGTTGTCAATAGCATATCAATATCTTCCAAATAAGATTTGGTCATTGAATATGTTAATAAATCTACAGAGTTAAAGAAATATAAATCATTCAAAAATAGTTGATATTTAATACTGAACATTCCACCAGAAATGGAACTAGTATCAAACTTAAATATTTTCTCAATACCAATTACGGAATCTGGAACTTGAATAAAGTTTGAAGTCTCATAAAAATTGGAAGTAACCGTTCCAAATCCAGCAATATTGGTTGAGGTTCCTGTTGTAGTAACAATGCCAACACCGGTCGTTGTAACTCCAACAGAACCCGATCCAGATCCTCTACCACGATTAATATCATCTTGAGTAATCTTATATTTAAGATAAGTTTTTTCTACACCATCAAAATGTCTCTCATTAAAGTATTGAATGGTATCATCAAGCAAATCATCAATTTGCTCATCTGCAACGTTTATTTCTAAAACTGGTGCACCAAGTTGTCTTAAACAATAGTCTTTTAGTTCTTGTCTAGTAGTTGGTTTTGCCATCAGTAAATACCTCCATCAATAAGTCCGGCAGTAAGTGTTCCTGCAACAAATACATCACTCGAAAATGTTGCAATACCAACAAATGTTGATAATCCGGCAACATTTAAATTTTGAGAAAGTAGTAAATCACCAGTAGATGTTAATGTGGATGCAGCACCCGGATATCCTGCTTCAAGACCACTTCTGGCAGTGATCAATCCAATAGCATCAACGTTTGTTACATCTTCGTATGTTAATGTTCCTGCAATAGAAACATTTCCAGAGAAGGAGGCATTGCCTACAAATGTCGAGATGCCTTGAACGTGCAAACTGGAATTTGCATCTATTGCTCCACCAAATGTTGATAATCCAGAAACATTTAATTGATCAGTATCTATTGTTCCTGTTATTTCAATACCATAATCTGTAGTTTGGAACTTTCTAGAATCATTGAAGAAAAGTTCGACTCCCCCATCTTTGGTGAGTCTTGCCATAACCTCATCAGTATCTGACAGAAGTTCAATAATATTATTAGATTTTAACCTAAGATTACCTTCTCCATCATCAAAGATGTAACTATGAGCTCCATCATGGAAAATCTGTAGATCTCCCTGTGCAGAGTTGCCAAGTCTTAACGCATTTCCGTTACCAAGAACAATATCTGCATTTACATCCAAATTAGATCCAAATGTAGATACACCGGATACATTTAAATCATCAAGTTCAGTGTGTCCATCAATATCAATAGAAGCATTAATATCTACGTTTGATGCAAATGTTGCTAATCCGACAACATTTAAAGTTTCTGCAATATTGGTATTATCTAATTCTGTTCTTCCATCAACATCTAAAGTACCATTAACATCTAGTGTAGTGCCTATGGTGGCAATACCTGTTATATTGGCATTACGAGCATTAAACTCATCAAACGTTAAATCATCGGCGACATATAAGTCACCACCAACATAAAGATCACCACCGGTTGTTGTAATACCACCAGCAGATGCTAAAGTAGTAACACCAACAGACTTAAATGTAGAATTTACTGTTGTTTGATTTAGAATATCAACTGCGGCATTAATATCTAAATTAGAAGCAAATGTTGCAATACCTGCAACAGAAATTCCACCACCAATATTTACTTGCTTTGCGACTCCAATCCCACCTCTAACGACTAAAGCACCATTTGCTGGTGCCGTAGAGTTGGTCGTATTTGAAAAGGTTACAATACCTGCAATATTCAAGGATGACGAATCAATCGTATCCGTCATATAGAAAGATTCTGTGGCAAGATCCCACACAAGGATCATACCATCTCTAGTTTTTAAAGTAGAATCTACGTCAGTTAGGTTAACTAATCGTGTCGGTGGTGCAGAAGCATTAGATAATACACGGATTACATTCTGAGAACCAATCCTGTCGTTAATATTAGGCATTACCTGGTGACTCCCCCTCGTACTAGTGCTGCACCTTCTACAGCTTTGTATTCTCTACCAGCATTTGTAATTTTTACATCAAAGACATATCTACCAGGTTTTAAACTAACAGTTTGTAAACCGGTCAATGAAATGGAGATAATGCCTAATTCGGGGCTAGTTATTGTCGAGCCAAAAGATACTGATGTAGATGATCCATAATGTTTTCTCAACTGAGCTGATGTTGATGCATCTGTTAAAATCAAAGGCGAATTGGTTCTAGTGTCTTCCAACTGAAATGACGTATCAAAATCATATCCTTGTTCGATCACAATATTGGATACATAAACAGCCATTATTTTATGATGCTAATATACCTCTAGCTATTTATATTAATTGCTGAGGCTAGTTATTTTTGAAGCAATTCTTTAAGAAGACTTTTTATTTCATCAATATCTTTTCTCATATCATCCAACTCTTTTTTACGCAAATCTTTTTGCACTAAAGAGGTTACATATTGATTGTAACCGGCAGTATCGCAGTTTACGATAGCACCGGTATTTTCATCTCGATATAGATTTGAGTGTCCTTCTACCTTTATCATCTGAGTGCAATAACTCTAAGATCTGCGAAACGAGGTGCTTGTGCCTGATTGGAACTTGACATTACAATTTTAATACCATATCCAATGAAGAGATCCAGATTATCGACTGTGAACTCATATTCTAAAAATTCTCCACCTAGACTTGCTCTTACCTTTCTATCAGGTAATCCACTATTCTTAGATGGGTCAACAACTAATAATCCTTCTGTTGTTTGTTTCAGATTATTATATCCTGGGAACAATTCATATGATTGTCCAACTTCACTAGAATCTGCCTTTATAGTCGTATATAGAACTCTGAAATCGGCATCTCCAGGTCTTTCTGCGGCAATGATAACTTTAAGTCCAGATGCGGGATTTTGGAGATTAGTTATATTTGAATAATATACTGATGCATGTGGATCGTCAAGTACAGAATTAACTCTATTGTCACCTGGATAGTTTGTTATTGGTTT